GGTGCAGCATCAGCCACAGGTTACAGAGGTGCAGCATCAGCCACAGGTAAGGCCGGAATCGCCCTTGCTGCAGGAGTGGAATGTAAGGCTATGGGAGCACTCGGATGTTGGATAATTCTCACGGAAAGAGTGTGGGATGATAAGGGTAATAACTATCGCATCAAGGAAGTTCGGGCCTTGGAGGTTGATGGCGTGAATATCAAGCCTGAAGTGTGGTACATGCTTAAGGATGGCGAAGTGATTGAGGTATGATAGTGCTGATAGTCCTGATACTGCTTGCCGGATTAGTGGCAGGCAGTATCGAATCCAATCTTAGAGAAGCATTCAACGATCCAAACTGGATAGATATTAAAGAATGGGAATTATGAAAGGAGCATGCATAAAGAGGATTGACCAATTCATAGTGGATAGGTTGATTCAGATGGGCTATAAGAGAGTGAAGCAGGATATATACTTCCACGGACTATTCGTAGAGGGTGGGAACATTTGGCAGACCGACATGCCGTTCAAGCCTTGGAATCCAGATGGCGAGATATGGAAAGACTGCAAGAGTATGGCCCACGCCCTCGTGGAGAAGTACAAAAAAGGAGTAAAGGAAATGAATGGATATACAATTTTAGCAATAGTATTTGCAATTCTTCTAATTGTCATTATAATCATAAAGGAAGTGCATAACAAGGAAGTACCTGTTGCATGTACCATAATATGTGCTACTCTTTATGGTGCATTTGTAGCTATAGGATGTTATGAAAGAGAACCCACCGCCCTTGATGTCTACCGAGGCAAGACCACCTTGGAGATAACTTATAGGGATAGTGTGGCAATAGATCCAACGGTTGTTTATAAAGTAAGATAAGATGAAGAGAGTTAGAGAACTCAAAGTCGGTGATAAGGTATATCATATTACAGAAAAGTGTGATGTAATAGTGTACACCGTTACAAGCGTAACAAGGTCGCTTAAGAATGAATCTTATTATAAAATTAAGATAGTTTCTCAGTATGGTCTTGAGATACCATATAACGCAAAGGAACATAAGACACAATTAGCGGATGCAGAAGATGCTATTTTATTAAATCTTAGTGATGTAGAAGATATACTAAATGACCGTGTTGCAAAGATATATGATATTTTAAAAAGACTTCAAGATGGAAACTAACTTCAATTTCAAATCTCAAATCTGTACTGATAAAAATCAGTCAGAACACCTCTTGGCATTAGGCCTCAAGAAGGAGACGGCGGATATGTGTCATAGGACTAATGGTATGGGTATATACTTTACAACTGCCATAGATCCGCTTTGCAATCCTAATGACATCCCAGCTTGGTCGCTGCACAGGCTGATTGAGCTGATGCCAGAAAGTATTCACCTGGATAGTTTTGCAAATACGCACTATTATAGGACCCTCCTTCCGAGTAAGATTATTTATATGAAGTATGATCACACTTGGATATGGCAATCCGACAAGCAGAATGATTTTGACAAATGCGTTGATACTATCGAATGGTTAATCAAGGAAGGGCATTGTAACAAAGAGTATCTGGAATGACAGGCATATCAAGGCATGAGAACAAGGATAGATTTAATCATCGGAATTGATCCGGACACAGACAAGTCGGGAGTGGCGAGGCTGGATGTCGCAACGCACATGTTGGAGATATCGAGCCTTCCATTTCCTGCACTTCTTGACTATCTTATGCTCCAGAAGGAGATAGAACGAGAGAAGGGATGCCGGATCGTGGTCGTAGTTGAAGCTTCTTGGCTCATCTCAACGAACTGGCATACCCAGCGAGGGGAAAGCGTGAGGACCGCAGCGAGGAAGGGAAAGGATGCGGGAAGATGCCATGAGGTCGGGCGTAAGATCGTGGAATGTGCGAGGCATTACGGACTTGAGGTCAAGGAGCAGCTGCCATTGAAGAAGATATGGAAGGGGAAGGATGGAAAGATAACGCATGAGGAGATTTCTGCCTTCATCCGAATGGGAACGAGGTCGAATCAAGAAACGAGGGATGCAGCCCTTCTCGCATGGAATGAGGCCGGATTCCCGATAAGGATAATCACTAAAAAGAGATAGACATGGATTTGAATGAATACCAAGAAAGAGCGATGAGCACCTGCATGGATTCGTGCAGGAACTATTCGTACATGTTCGACAATCTTGTGGCCGAGGTCGGTGAGTTCGCCGGCAAGGTGGCGAAGATGAAGAGAAGGAACGAGATTGACATCGTGGAGGGTGACATCTATCCTCTGATGTCCTTCGCATAATGGACGTATATGCAGGATGGGCTGCAGAAGGAAGCCGGAGACATCCTCTGGCAGTTGTCAGGACTCTGTGAAGTTATGGGATGGAAGCTGGATGACATCGCAATGATGAACCTCCAGAAGCTCGCATCAAGGCAGAGAAGGGGTGTGATTGATGGAGAAGGAGATAACCGTTAGGCATTGGCACATCCGTTGAAATAAGGCAGAAAAACACGCAGAAGAATGGTACAGATAAGCGAAAAGGATTACATGGTCAACGAGCAGGCAAGGCTTGATTCATTGGCCGACCTTATCCTGAGCTGTGGAATCAGCAAGTATGAGATCGCGCAAGGTTCGCGCGTGAAGTACGATACAATTCTCCGTGCATTGCGAAGGCAGGTAATCCGTCCGGAGAATGAAGCAAGAATCAGACTTTATATCAAAATCAGAAAAGAGAATGGAAATCAAGAGAATCAGACTGACCGACCTTGAGCAGAACAAGGGTCAAGTCAAGGGATTGCCGAGCAATCCGAGACAATGGGGCAAGGGGGAACTGGATGACCTTGTAAAGAGCATCCGCGAGACTCCTGAGCTTCTGGAAGCGCGTGGCCTTATAGTGTGGCCATACGCAGGGAAATATGTCATTTTAGGCGGTAATATGCGCTTCTCAGCCTTGCGTGAAATGAATGCGGTGGATGCGCCTTGTATGGTGATGCCGGAGGATACTCCGATGGAGAAGTTGCGTGAGATTGTCATCAAAGATAATGGTAGCTTCGGAAGCTGGGACTACGATATGCTTGCCAACGAATGGGATGACCTTCCGCTTGCTGATTGGGGAGTGCCGGCGTGGGATACGAAGGATGTAAACCTCGATCTTGATCTTGATTTGAATGGCAAGATGTCAAAAGAGGAAATAGAGAACGCGGTCGGTGAGTTCGGAATAACATTTATGTTCCCTATCGCAGATAGAGATGTTATTGAGGCATATATTGACGAGAATGGGAAAGGATTATTAACCTCAAAAATTGTTGAATTATGCCAAGATGTGGATCGCAAGTAATCTTGTGTGATGTCCCTATTAGGTTTGATACCTATGAGGGCTGCTCTCATAACTGTGTGTACTGTTTCGTCAAGCGTAAGAATACCCTTGATGTATCTAACGGGGAATCGGTTGATGTGTTGAAAAAGTTTATCTCTGGCCAGAGAACTCAAGAGACAAATTGGTGTGATTGGGACATCCCTTTGCATTGGGGAGGAATGTCAGACCCTTTTCAACCTGCCGAGTTGGAAAGGGGAAGAAGCCTCGAAGCCCTGCGGGTTTTCGCAGAAACGCAATACCCTTTCATTGTTTCGACAAAGTCAGATTTGATAAGTAAAGAGCCGTACCTGTCCTTGATAAAACAATGTAATTGCGTGGTCCAGTTCTCTGCCGTTTGTGGCCGTTATGATGCGTTGGAAAGAGGTGCGTCTTCTTTTGAAGAAAGGCTGGAAGCAGCGAGGAAGATATCACCATTTAAGCGGGTTAATTTCCGAGTGCAGCCTTATACTCCAGCTGTTTTCAAAGACGTATTGCGAAGCATTGACTTGTTTCATGAAGTGGGGGGGGCAGGAGTAATCTTTGAAGGCATGAAGTACACAATAAAGAAGCCGGGTACGATAAAATTACAGGGGGACTTCGTTTATCCGGTTGATGTTTTAAGAAAGCATTTTGAGATATTCAGAGATAAACTTCATCGGCTTGGTATGAAGTTCTATTCCGGCGAAAATAGGCTTCGGGCGATGGGGGATTCACTTTGTTGTTGTGGCATAGATGGTTTAGGTTGGCAACCGAATACTGGTAACTTGAATCACAAATTGTACGATCCAGAGAACTATGTGTTTTCAAAAAGTCAGAAAGTAAAAGGTAATACACGATGTTTTCTTGCTATAAATCAAGACACTTTGAACAGAAAGTTTTATGCAGGTCTTTCATTTGAGAATGTTATGGAGCATATGGCAAGTAAGGGCGCAGCAAAAGCATTAATTCCAGAATAACCTATGATAGAAAAAGTAAATCCATCCCATCCCGACAAGGTCGCGGACAGGATCGCAGGCGCAATCGTTGACCTTGCGTACAAGAAGAACGAGAATCCCAAGTGTGCAGTCGAGGTACTGCTTGGACATGGGGAATGTACAATCATCATCGAGTCAAGCGAGAACTTCGCACCGAAGGAGGTGCGCGCTATCGTGCAGCGCATCGCCGGAGACCTGGAACTCAACCTTGTGGTCGTTCCGCAGGACAAGCACCTCGCAAGGAATCAATCAGAGCAGGTGCGATGTGGTGACAACGGCATATTCAAGGGTGTTCCGCTGACAAGGGAAGAATACGACTTGTCAACTCTTGCAAAGGCGTTATACATCGCTTTCCCGACCGATGGAAAGCACATTGCGGATGGCGAAAGACTTATTGTCTGCCAGAGCAACGCTGATTCATCCGATGTCAGAGGAATCATTAAGAGTCATTATCCGAAGTATAAGGATGTCGTTGTGAATCCGCTTGGAGATTGGACGGGTGGTTCTGATGTGGATGCAGGAGCAACCAACCGCAAGCTCGGAAGCGATATGGCACAGAGTGTGACGGGTGGCGGTCTGCATGGCAAGGACTTGAGTAAGGCAGATGTATCGGTGAACATCTATGCGTTCCTCAAGGCGCAGGCAAGCGGAGAGGTTCAGCAGTTCTGCTGCGCTATTGGTGACGATACGATAGATGGCCGACCATACGCGGAAATCGTGGAGATTGCACGCGAGTATATACAATCCCTCGGTGGCTTCGAGAAGTTCGCTGAATGGGGCCTGTATTAGCCAAATCACGCCCTTGTCGGACTGACCTCCGGCAGGGGTGCAAATTCAAAACGAGAGAGATATGGACGAAGGTAGGAAACGAGATGCAAAGGGCAGGTTTGTGAAAGGGAACACCGAGGGGCGGAGGTTCGAAACAGGCGGGAAACAGGCGGATGTAGCCCATGATGGAGGAGTGGCAAGTGGAGAATCAAGGCGCAGAAGAAAACTCCTGCGTGAAACCCTCATGGAGGAACTGAGCAAGGAGACAGCGAAGGGAAGCGGAGTGACCAAGCAGGAGGCAATCGTGGCTGCAGTGGTAAAGAACGTCTTTGACAAGCCATCGGCAAAGGCATTGAAGATAATGACCGAGATACTTGGAGAAATGGAAATCAATGTCAATGTAAGGGAGAGCGAGAAGCCGAAGATCGTGTTTGATGACGGAGAGGATGAGTAGTCAGAAGGTATCATACAACGCCAAGTACAAGCCGTTATTCCGTAAGGCAAGGACGAGGTACAAGATAGTGACCGGGGGTCGAGGCTCCGGCAAGTCTTACGCCATATCGTCCGCATTGGTATGTGATACCTACAACGATGACTTCAACACTCTGTTCACACGTTATACGATGGTGGCTGCACACGACTCCATCATTCCGGAGTTCAGGGACAAGGTGGAGCTGTTCAAGGCAGACAATGACTTCCACATCACGCGAACCGATGTGACGAACACATCAAGCGGAGCAGGCATACTTTTCCGTGGTCTGATGGTCAGCAGTCAGAATCAGGTGGCGCGATTGAAGTCCATCGCAAAGGTCAAGAGGTTCATCATTGACGAGGCGCAGGAGCTGACCGATGAAGACCTGTTCAATACCATTGACTTCTCCATCCGAACAAAGGAGGTGGACAACGAGATATGGATCATCTGGAATCCACCGAGGGACAGGCATCATTGGATATACCGCAGGTTCTTTGTCGAAGCAGGGGTGGATATCACGCATAACGGAGTGGTCGGGGATGTGGAGTATATCTACACGACATACCTTGACAACCTCCGCAACCTTGATGATTCATTTGTAGCACAGGCAATCAAGATGAAGGAGAAAGATCCGGACAAATATAAGAATGTCTTCCTCGGTATTCCGGTGGGCTTCAAGGAAGGACAGATATACCGATGGACTGCGATGCCGGAGAGCGAATGGGAGCCGACAAGGGTGACGCTCTGCTATGGTGTGGACTGGGGATATACGAATGACCAGACAGCCGTTGTCCGTGTGGACTTCGACCACGATACCAAGACGGTATATCTGAAGCAGGTGATGTATGCAAAGGAGATGCAGCCGAGGGATGTGGCCAAGGCCATATATGCAGATATGGAGCATTGCCATTGGGGACATTCAACGCTATATGCAGATATGGAGCATTGCCATTGTGGACATTCAACGCTCATATATTGCGACCCTGCAAGACCGGAGCATATTGCGGAACTGAGATGGTACAACCTCAATGCCTGCAAGGCAGTGAACAAGAACAAGGCTGGACGTATCAACTACCTGCAGGGCTTCACGGTGTTCTATGACGGAGACGATATCGGCAATGAAGCGGACAACTACTCATTCAAGCCACATCCGCAGGATAAGACCCAGTTCACCAACGAGCCGGAGGACGGAAATGACCACTTGATGGATGCCGCGAATTATGGTGTAGTGACGCATCTGAGGAGGCTCGGAGTGCTGAATGATGACGGTATGCGATGAGTTGGATATATCACCGATGCACAACTTGCCTGAAAATGGCTTATATTACGGCAAAATTCAAGGAATATGTTTGGGATAAAGATTATATCAGAAAAGAAACTGAAAGCCCTGGAAACGGAAGTAAAGGGCTATTATGATTCGCAGAACGAGCTGAACGAGTATCTGCGTGCGATAGACGTGCATCTGAAGGGAAGGAAGCTCCCGGAAATGACACCGATGAGCAGGAAGGCTGTTCGTGATTCGTATACGAACAATGCAGCAGTTATGGGAGTGGTGAACTACATTGCTGAGAATGTGGGCGAGGTGGCAAGGTATCTGGAGCTTCAGGACAAGAACGGCAAGTATATCGAGAATCACTGGGTGCTGGACCTCCTCCGCCATCCGAATGACAGATTCAACCTCCGCAGGTTTGCAACCGCATGGGCGGTGAACAAGTGTCTGTTCGGTGATGCGTGGATATACGCTCCGTCAGCCGTGGGAAAGAACCTCGGCAAGGTGAGCGAGATGTATGTCATCCCGTCATGGAGGATAGAGACGGACAGCGATGGAAAGCTCCAGCCGTTGAAGGGCATTGTCGTGGCAGGAACGAGCAAGGGGGACATCAGCATGGATGATGTGTTCGAGAGCTTCGATTACAACCTTGATGATGCGTCATTCTTCGGCACATCGAAGGTTGTGAGTGCTGCTGTGTATCTCGATGTCATCGACAAGGGAATGAGAAGGGAATCGCAGTCGCTGGAGAACGGTGGTGTGGCTAACCTCGTCACACCGAAGGAGGACGGAACCGGCTCAGTGATGCCGGAGTATGCGGACAACCTTGAGAGCCGATTCAACAGTGGAAGGAATGTCAACAAGACGCTCGCCCTGCGTATGCCGGTGGAAGTTCATGCACTCGGTAACGCTCCGGTGGACCTTTCCATCCTTGACACTCACAAGGAGGCTGTTACAGCATTGTGCTTCGTGTACAAGGTTCCGGTTGACCTTTACTATGGTCAGGCGAAGTATGAGAATGCCAAGGAAGCAAAGAAGACCATCTATGAGCAGAACGCCATTCCGCTTGCCAATGAGTTTGCGGAAGACCTCATTACCTTCCTCATGAGGAAGGACAAAAGCCTGAAGGGCTACCGTCTTACGGTCAACACCGACAAGATTGATGTGCTGAAGGATAAGTCTACGGACGTACTGAACAACATGAATCTTGCCTACTGCACGCTGAACGAAAGGCGTGAGGCTATCGGATACGAACCGATAGACGAGGATTACGCGAATAAGCCGATTATTCCGATGGGAGTGCAGTTCGGTGAAGGGTTGGAGTATGACATCGATGAAACCCTCTAAAAAGGCTGGAAATGGCGAAAAAGAGGCGCATAACACAGGCAGAACGCAGACACATGGATTATCTCCGCAAGAAAGGTCTTGCCGTGGGTAAGGTTTACGAAGGGAAACTGCTCAAGGCGAGGCGTGCGGAGGTGAAGCGTGTGCTGCTCCGATGCCGTGACTACGGAGATCCGGAGCAGTGGCCGGTGGTCATTGATGCGATGCTTGACGAGTCCGGCTATTACTACGACTGGATGAAGGGGCTGTATCTGAACGCAGGACTGCCGAGGGCGAAGTCCATCACAAGGGACTTGAGCAGGAGCAAGGCCGAAGACCCGTCCGGAATGTGGGAGGATGAGTTGGCAAAGTACGCGCAGGAAAGGGCGGGAAGCAACATTGTCAGTGTGAGCGGAAGCCTCAAGGACGAGCTTGTGAAGATACTCCGCAACCGCATGGATGTAGATGATGTTGTCGGAGTGGAGAAGCTGACACAGCAGGTGTTCAAGGACTACGGCAAGATTGCCGAGTGGATGGTCAGACGCATCGCGCAGACAGAGACGATGATAGGTCTGTCACAGGCTGGAGCAATAGCAGCCGACACCCTTGATGTGGGATTCACGAAGCAATGGTCTGCCGTTCTCATCCGCACAAGGGAGAGCCACCTGCAGATGGATGGCGTGGAAATCGACAAGGATGACCTGTTCGAGGTCGGCGAGGAAAGGGCGATGATGCGGTGGCCGCATGATGATGCCTTCGGTGCTCCGGCAGGCGAGATCATCAACTGTGCGTGTGACGTGATAAGAAGGCCGAAGTAAGGTCGTTTTTCATATTGTATGTGTTTTGATTGGCGAAACCGCATGGCTGTGAAGTCCTGCGGTTTTTTAGTGGATATATCCAACACGTCATGCCAACATGTCAACACGCGCGAATGCGTGTTATTTTTGTTTCAAAGCGATAGAGATATGGAACGCAAGGAAAATAAAGACAGACAGATGCAAAGCAAGGCTGCTCTTGCGTGCATCGAATGGAAGGAGGCCGGGCAGAGTGCCGACACCCTTCACATCAAGGCGTATGCTCTTGCCTTCGGTAACGTGGACAGCTGGGGCGACATCATCGCCGAGGGGGCTGTGGACAAGTTCCTCAAGAGTGAGGACTTCGGGAGAATGGCTCTGTGCTATCAGCATGACACACGTGAAGTCATCGGAGTGATTACCGATGCGGGCGTGGATGAGAAGGGGATGTGGATCGAGGCGGATGTGCTTCCCACTACCACCGGAAAGGATGCCCAGACGCTCATCCGTGCAGGAGCGGTCAAGGAGTTCAGCATCGGATACTATGCCGATGAGTACCACTACGAGAAGCGCGAAGGATACGCGTTTGACATCCGCATCTTGGACGCTATCACCATCGTAGAGGTCAGCCCGGTGACGAGGGCGGCCAACGAGGGGGCAGTGCTGATAGATGCGAAGAATGAAGAAGCAACAACTATTAACCCTATAAAACAGGAAAATATGCCAGAAAAGGACATTAAGGAGCTGAAGCAGTCGGCAGAGGCTGCACAGCAGGAGGCGAAGGCTGCCAAGGATGCAGCTACCGCCGCACAGAAGGCCCTTGAGACTGCACAGGCGGAACTCAAGGAGGCCAAGGACAAAGCCGAGAAGCAGGCTGGGGAGATCAACAACCTTGACGAGAGCGTGAAGGCACAGCAGAAGACCATCGACGAGCTTCGCAAGATGATCAATGAAGTTCCGAAGACCTACCGCAAGGCCATGCGTGATGCTTTGGAGAGCAAGAAGGCGGAAATTGCGGCGTTTATCAAGGATGGCAAGGGTTCATTCACCGTGGAGTTCAAGCTCGCCACTACAAGCCTTACTCCTGCAGGAACGAGCCATGTGTCATACGGCGTTCAGCAGGACCCGACCATCCATGCCGTTCCTGTGCTAGGAAATGCGTTCCTTCTCGCTTTCGGCACAAAAGCGATGGACGGTGCTCGCATCGCATGGGTCGAGGCATCGACAACAAAGAACGTAGGCTATGTCGAGGAGCTTGCCGAGAACACCAACAAGAGTGAGGTGACTTTCATCGAGAAGCAGAGAAGGGCAGCGAAGATCGCTACATATATGGAAATCTCAAGCGAGGTCGAGAACTGGTTTGAGGCCCTGTATGACTTCTGCGTGAACGAGGGCGAGCGTCTCATCATGTCGGATCTCGATGCGAAGGTATGGGATGGCGACGGAAGCGATGCAAGCAATCCGACACACATCTACGGAGTGAAGGGCGTTGCGACTGCATTCGACAAGCTCGGAACCTATGCTAATGCGCATGAGGGTGATGTCATCATTGATGCTGTGGCACAGATCCGCAAGGCCGGATTCGCTGCGAATGTGGCAATCGTTTCGTATGCAACCGAAGCCACTCTCAAGGGACTCAAGGATTCATCCGGCAACTACATCTACGACAAGGTGAAGGGCATGATCGGTCAGGTGACAATCATCCCGTCAGCCAAGCTCGAAGACGCGGAGATGCTCATCGCTGACACATCATGCGTTGAGATCTTCCTTGCTAACTTCTACGAGCTTGAGTTCTCACGCAAGGCCTCTCACGACGCATGGCGTGTGGACTTCCGCAGAAGGGGCCAGGTGAAGGTGACAGGACCGAAGGCAAAGGGAATCGTCTACGTTGCTGACAAGGCAACCGCAGTCGAGGCGATCAAGGCCTAACGTCATGGCTGGAAAGGCAACAAAGGGCAAGAGTGAGACCTTCATCACCTACGTTGTGGTGAAGGCTCATGACGGCCTGAAGGTAGGCGAGGAACGCATCCGAAAGGCCGGGGACAAGGGAGCAGAATACTGCGTCAGTCTCGGTCTGTGGAAAAAGAAGTGATGAATCATGGTAAGACTTGAAGTCATAGAGATCGACGAGCCGATGGCCGAGGCTTTGAACCTGCTGAGGGACTACGCGGCGGTGACGGATAGGGGGCAGGATAATGTCCTCATGATGTCGCTGCGCAGTGCTTTCGACAAGGTGCAGAGGTATGCGGATAAGGCATTGCTTCCGGGAAGGTTCCGCATCTGTGCGGATGATCATCCGGGAATCGTTAACGTGTACATGGGTGGCAAGGTTGAAAGCGTGAGGGATAGTCACGGAATGGCGGTGTCATTCAATCAGCGAGGCAATAAGGTGTATGTCGGTACTGACGGCTATTGTGAGGTAGAGTTCACGACAGCCGTGAATCATGCCGACTATGTGCGTCTTCTTCCCGTCGTGATGCGTTACGCGACAGCACTCTATGACGGCAAGGAAGGCAGGGAACTGAACCAGATACTGACGGAGGCGATATGATGAGGAATGCTCAGGGGGCAAGGCGTTTCAACACGCAGGTGACGCTCACATACAGTGAGAAGGTCGTGGATGACTTCGGCCACTCCTCGTATGCAGATGCGGTGGATGTCGCGGACGTGTATGCGAGTGTGACAAGGATGTCCGCCACCAAGACGCTGATGACCTTCCAGCAGGCGGATGTGGTCGGCCTTGAAATCGAACTGCGTGAGCCGAATGTGGCGTTCAATGGTCTTCGCTATGAAGGTCATGACGTGCATTTCAGCGATCCGGAGCCGATGGAGAGGGGTCGCATCCTCCGCATTCAGGGCTGGTATCAGGTTGACCGATAGGAGGTCGTGCGATGGATGTAAAGATTGAGGGATTACGGGAGCTGAAGGCAGACTTCGGCAAGACCGTCAGGAAGGTAGATGCCGAGGCGATGAAGGGTCTGCAGACCGCAGGTCTTGAGATAGTGGCGGAAGCGAAACGCAACCTCAATCATAACAAGACCAACAACACCGGAACGCTCCGGGCGAGCGGGAAGGTCCAGAAGGACAATAACGGAGTTGATGCGGGATTCTTCAGCGAGGGGTCATCCGAGGGTTACGCCTCATTTGTCGAGTATGGCAGAGGGCCGACCAAGCAGGCGGGACAGATACCGCTCCGGACAACCCTGAAGGCATGGGTGCACAGGAAGCTGGGCATCCCATACGGGAAGGAGCTTGACAGTGCGACCTTCCTCATCGCCCGGAAGATCCACCGCAAGGGAACGAAAGCACAACCGTTCTTCAATCCGGCGGTCAAGAAGTTCGAGGATAAGGTCAAGGATATAGTCAGCAACATCATAGACAAGGCATTACGATGAGTTACAAGAGCGCACAGGGAGAAATCTACAAGGCATTGAGGAGGCAGCTTCTTCGTCCGGGAACCCCAGTCGGAGAGACCGCCGACTATCCGCGTGTCGAGATCCATTCGTTCACGGAGAATGCACCGCAGGACAAGGACGGGAGACTCCGTTCCATGTCGTGCATTGTGGAGAGCATGAGCGTCAAGTCATACGGTGATGCCGTGACCATGAATGCCGACAATCTCGAAAGGCTGCTAGCCGAGGGGTGGGGAGTTGACAAGGGCTTCACGATCATCGGCATCACTCCCGACCAGCTGACGGAACTGACCGAGACCCTTGAAACTCAGGAAATCTTATACAGGCAATTACAAAGAATCAATGTAGTTATATGGCAGAACTAGGTAACACAAGAAGGGTGTACATTGTTGCTGGAACAGGCAGCACCTACACCGTGATGAAGGGCGAGCAGTCGAATAGCGTGAACCGCTCGGCCGAGGAGATCGACACCAGCGATAAGGATACCGGCTCATGGGGAAGCTCCATTCCGGGAAAGAAGACGTTGACAGCCGACTTCACCGTCTATGCGGATAATACTGACAGCAATCAGAAGCAGATCCTTGAGGCCTTCTACGAGGACCAGACGATCAAGATCTTCATCGGCAAGCTGTCGGGCAGCTCTCCGTCGGAGGGTGAGATGTTCGAAGCGACCATCGTCAGCGTCGGTGATACGAATGACGTTGGAGCTGTCGCGACAAGGACCATAAGCGTCAAGTCGAAGGGCGAACCGACACTCTATCCGGAGCCGTAGCGTATGGTACAGATACTTCATACAATCACATTGAGAGGAGGGGCGCAGGTGGAGCTGCTTGCGACCCCTGCTCTTTTTGCTGTCGCCAAGAAGCGCGGCATGACCATTGAGGCGGAAGCCGGCAATACTGCGGAGGTCTTCTCGGCATACGCGAAGCTGATATACCTCGCAGCTCTTAATGCGTGGGAGGTGCGCAGGTTTGATGACGCGAGTATGGGCGAATGCCCGTACAGGCTGATGGACTTCGTTGAATGGAGCAGCATGAATCCGGAGGAGTTCATGAAGGCCATTGATTTCGTCCTTTTCGCGCTTACGGGGAAGGGGTTGAAGGATTACGCCACCGAGGGAGCGAAAGCCTCGGAAACGGGCGAGGAATCGCCAAAAACGGAAGATGCGGAAGTAAAAAAAAAGTCTGCATCTGGATGGATTACCGGCCTATTGAGGCATTCCTCGTAGGCAGGTGCGGAAAGACTGTCCGCGAGGCGGCCATGACCTCGCTGGAGGAATACAGGCTTTTGGTCGAGGGCCATGACCGCAAGGTACAGGAAGAATGGGAGAGGGTGAGATGGCATGTGTACATGGAGTGGGCGGTCGCTCCACTTCTGAAGCGGAGGCCAAGAACACCGCAGGATGTCATCCGCTTTCCATGGGATAAGGAGAAGACCGTGGATGTCAGCAGCTACGAACCGCTGACGGAGGAGGAGATACAGGAACTAGGAAAAATCTTCGGAATAGATAGAGATAAGTTCATCAATGGGCAAGATAAGTGACATATGGGTTCGGCTCGGACTGAAGAAGGACGGGTTTGACAAGGGCATGGACGATGCCGTCAAGAAGACTGAAGGCATGGGTGGTGCATTCGGCAGGATCAAGGCGGGTGCGCTGGCGGCATGGGCTGCGATAGGGGCATCAGTGACGGCATTCGTCAAGGACTTTGTGAATCACTCGCAGACCATGGGCGATATGTGGAATCAGGTGACCGGGCAGATGAAGACTGTGTGGTCGCAGTTCCTCACTTCTCTTACCAACTGGGATTGGGAGGGATTCGGTCAGCGGGTACGCGATGCGATGGATGCCACTTCGCAGAGCATCCTTGCGCATGATGCGGAGTTCGAGGTGATGAACTCGATCAAGCTGCGCAAGGCTGCGATGGCCGAGGAGCTGGCACAGCTGCAGATTGTCATGCGTGATACGCGCAGGAGCTACGATGAGAGGGCGAAGGCTGCGCAGGACTACCTCGACAGGGTTAAGCCATTGTATGACGAGGAAATCAGGCTCCGTGAACGTCAGTACAGGACTGACACTGCCGAATACCTCAAGATGGCCGGAGTGGGGGCGACAGCCGACAATACCGAACTGCTCCGCAAGTTCTTCACGGATATCGCACCGGATGAAGATCTCATGGCTCAGCTTGTCGAGTATCAAAAGAAGAATCTGGGTCAGCAGTATGAGCTGTCGAAGTCAGACCTTGCTGATATCGACAAGTTCTACGAGCAGTATGGCATGAGGGCAGCAGCCACTCTCACCACCATAGCAAGCTATTATCAGTCAACCAATGACGATGTTGCGAATAAGGTAATAGATGCCATTGTCGCATACGATAGGTCGCTGGCTGCGATGAACGAGGAGACGAGGCGTATCCAGAATGTGCAGAACTCCGCGTTAGCAATGACGGGTACGGCCGATATCAAGGTGGACGCATCATCAGTCGCTCCGTCCGTCGAGGATGCGATGAAGGAGGCTGCGGAGCTGATGAACGAAGTGACCGATACCGATATCGCTGCAGCCGTGGAGCATATGGAGGATGTCGTGGCCGACATGAAGCTCGATCTTTCCAAGCCATTCGATGAAGCTGGTGCAGATATCGCTGCAGCCGTGGAGCATTGGGAGGAGATCCTTGCCTCCGCAGACCTTGATATACCTCCGATCAAGACCCCGGTACTGGATGCTGCCCTTGCCGACATCTACGCGCAGGCGGACGAGTACCAGCGTCAGCTTGATCTTATCGCCGATATGAATGTGATGCTGTCGGACAGCATAGTGCAGTCAATGGGCAACGGCCTTCAGGCACTGACCGACATGATGATGGGTCTTGAGGGGGCGGACATGAAGAATGTCCTCGCTGCGTTCATTGCTCCATTAGGACAAACAATGAAGCAGATGGGTGCGATGATCATGGCAGAGGGTGTTGCGATGGAGGCATTCAAGAACTCGTTCAAGACTCCCGGTGCAGCTATTGCAGCGGGAGCGGCACTCATGGCCATGGGTTCGATAGTGTCGTCCGGCTTGCAGAGGCTGACGGCGAATCCGGGTACTACCGCCGGAGGTTCGACATACTCGGGAGGCTCGGCCGGAATGACCTCCGACAGCTATGATACCGAGCTGACTATCTATGTTAAGGGAAAGCTGGATGGCGGAGACCTTCTGCTTTCCGGCAAGAGGACTCAAGACGAATGGGGGAGGTGAGTATGGCAAATTACGGATTGAAATACACAAAGACACTGACTCACAAGGGCGGGCAGGTCGTCACTCTCCGCATCTATGAGAAGTATGATACAACCGTACCGACGCAGATGACCATCGGTAACGTGGTCGTAGGCTTGGACTACGGCATTCAAGGTCGCGAATCGGCCGTCGACAGTGCGATTCAGAAGACCTCCCTTTCCCTCTCTCTTATCGATGCTCCGGAACGTAATACCAGTACGGAGAAGTGGGGTGGATGGGAGGAGTTCTACACTCCTGACGCGACGAAGTACATGATTCGTCTGCTGGTGGATGGAGTGCTTCAGTGGTCGGGATTCGTCACGCCGGACAGCTATGAAGAAGAACTATCTTATCACGCGCCTGTAACCATTACCGCACGCGATAACTGGGGTAGACTCAATGACTTCACCTTTGACGCGGAGGGCGAAGATGGTCTTATTACGGTGGCCGATCTTATTGCGGAGGCGGTCACCAGGGCGGGCGTGGACATGCCCGTATCAATAAACAGCAATGCCGTCTGGCCGATGTGTGACGGAGCAGCCCTGTACGATCATTACATCAATGTCAAGGTATTCGAGGGCGACACATGGTGGACAGCCCTCGAAGATACGCTCAACTCCCTCGGGATGGTGATAACATTCGAGGGGGCGAAGTTCATAGTATCTCCCTTGAGGGCGAGGATGCTTAAAGGTAAGGCGGACTATTCATCAGTGGCGAAGACATCCTTTTTGTTCGAACACTCCGGCCATCGTTCCCTTGCCCCTGCGTGCAGGGAAATCGTCGAGAAGCAGGAGTACGAGTTCTCGCGCGACATGATGAATGTGCGTGAGCTGAGGACGACCGACTTCGTGGCAGGCTCGTCGTATCCGTTCACGTCGCAGCCGTATGGTATCACGCAGGCGACGATGCCGGTATATGCTCTCGGCAGTTCCGGACCGTGGAAAAACGGCAGCGGAACGTATTACTCGCTTCTCAATCAGTTCGGATATCCGGCGGTGTCCGGAGACGATGCCGTGAGGCTTTCAGATGCCCGGACGCTGTTTATCGCAGCGAATCCCGGCACTTCCTCGGACTATGCGACAGCTCCGAATAAGATGAGAGGAGTGTACTGCGATATTCCGATGACGAAGATGAAGGCAGATATCTCCTTTCATATCGGCGAGGCTGTAAGACTCTATGACGGCAAGACATACGCGGGCACTGCTGTATATGACGATTCGTATACGTCTCCAGCCATCGGAAGACTGGTCGCGAGGCTTGCATATACGACAGCCAGCGGAACCACATACTACTGGTCCGGTTCGTCATGGCTGCAAGGTTCCGGCTCATTCGTAGACTTGAAGCCGGAAAGCGATGATGCGGTGTTCACGGCTGACATCACTATCCCTGCTGCGGATGTCGATGAACCGGGCACTCTGCGCATACACTTCCGATGTGGCGTATATATCATCCGTGGCGAATACGAGCAGGCATATGATGGTGATGGAATGTACATGCCGATCACCGACTTGAGGCTCATATCATCGCGGGAGGTTTATGCAAGGCACAAGGTGACGACCAAGTATGTCGAGACCAACAATGTGATCATAGAAAGGTCCCCGAAGATCGGAGCGGTAAACTTTGACACAGTCAGCCCGTATCAGGTACTGAACGGCCTGTATTCGCCTTCTACCGGACGTCCGGCAGCGAGGGAATGGTATTGGCCGGATAATCAGTCGACGAAGCATCAGCTGCCGGTATTCATCCACACACAGATACTTCCATACCATGCCCGCCCGATGAACGTGTTGACAGGCACTGTCATCAAGGACTCGCTGATGACGCTTCCTACATTCTCGGAGCTGTGGGAGTATAAGGGTCGTGACTATATGCTCATGTCTGGACGTGTAGACATGCTGTCCGGAAAGCTCGTGAATGCGGAACTTCGCGAGTTCATCCTGTATGATGAGATGTGGGAGGGAGCTTTTCCTGCGTCTGCATCATCGGCTATCGTTGCGAAAGATGGCGAAGATAAAGGAGCAGATACAGCGTCTGGATCTGCCACCAGCGTAACGCTTGGCTCTGCCGGCGGAACGGCAGGCATTACAGTCGACAACTACCTGTCAGCGACTTCTACTAACCCGGTGACAAGCCGTGCTATAAAGGCCTATATCGATGATGCCGATGCGATATTGGAAGATGCTATCGGCAATCTGGCCGAACGTATTGACAACCTTGAGAACGGCACTTCTGGAGGTGCGGTCATCTTCGATGCGACAACCTCGACTGATCCTTGGAGTCTCAATGTTTTGCAGACCCAGACGACATATGAGGAGATTGCGGAGGCGATCAATGCGGGAAGACCTATATACATGAGGTTCATGAGTGGCCTTGTGGCGATTGTCAATGCAGAGCTGTATGACAGTGGGGATATAAGCCTGTATGCGCATCTCGTGGACCCGGAATCGCACGTCTTGAGGACGATTCATACATATGGCAACAGTGATTCATGGAGCTGGGAGGCATTCGATGAAAGCTATGCTTCAGGTTCATCATCCCCGTCGAATGTTGCGATAGACTTTCAGGGACTATACGACCTCATCTCGTTATCGCCGGGGGTTGCAGACGCAGATATGGCATCAGTCGGATTGACCACAGAGGTTATCAGCGGGATCCTCGAAGCGCGTTACAATAAGGTCATCGGAGCAGGTGACTACCGCGAGGTGTGGAACTATGACGGTTACGATGGTGGGACTGCGATAAATATCTTTTTCCGTCAGGGTGACGGATTCGACATACACAACGCCTATTCCCTTCAAAGGGATGTGGCGACCGGATATTGGGCAATATATTACACAGAGATATAGCGATGGCAGATTTAGGCAAGAATTCAGTGCGAGGGACGATGTTCAAGCTGAACATCAACATGACCCCGATAGATGGTCATACAATGGCAGAAGTTGAGTGGGATGTGGAGGTCTTCACGGAGCTTGGCCATAAGTCGCAGACGGTGAAGAAGGCTGACGCATTCAAGATCGATGATGATAACTACATCATCCCTGTTGACTCCTCGATATGTGGAGCAGGAAGGTATTATGTCACCCTCACGGCGAAGATTCCGGATACCGCATTTGACAGCGGTTTCCGAACAGAGCGGAGGACAATGTTCACAGGAGTAACCATTGATGCGAGATGACGATGTCGGAGAGCTGTCTGGACATACGCATCGGGCGTGTAGGTGATGCCCTGTCCTTCGATCCGTCACGGGTAGGGAGGATGCTGACCTTCGGGGCGGAAAGGCGGGGCCCGGTTCTTGCCTTCTCCGCTCATCGTGAGGGCGTGAAACTTGATGCGGTGGTGTCGCGAGATGGCAGGCCTCTGGAGTTCCGTTGCGGTCTTGTATGCACGGTCGGAGCGGCGGCATATCTCAACGTGGAGCCGGAAACGCTGTGGCTGATACCTGACAACAACTTCTCGACCGAAGTGGTCGTATATGCTAATGTAAGGTGGAGAATCGAATAAAAAAATTATACTATTATGGCAAAGGCAGATTGGGTAAAGGTAAGTCCGGCATCGGGTAGCGGTGATGCCGTGGTAAATGTATCGTCGCAGGCGGAGCATAGCGGTCGTGTGGCGAGAGCGACGGTCTTGACTTGGAAAGCGGCTAACGTGGCCGATGTTGTCAGGACTGTCAATCAGGCGGGAAAGCCGGAGTATGTGGACATCGCTGACGCTGCGTCATCCGACAAGGCGGGCAAGGTGGTTACTATCTCGGGAGTGTCGAACTCGGCAAAGCTGACGTTCAGCCTCGGAGTCGGTGACCTGCAGATATCACTTCCGCAGACTTACATCGCGAACTCGGTGTCGACGGGCAACGGATCAGCTATATCGGGCGATCCCGGAGCACTGGCAGAGTATCCGTTCAGCATCTCGATAACAGTCCCGGCGAATGAAGGCCTTGAAGCACTGACGCGTCAGATCATCGTGACTGACGAAGCGGGCAATCAGGATGTATGTCTTCTCACTCTTGCAGCCGGTGATGCTTATATCACTGTTGCGGAGGGCGTGATCGAGCTTGATTATCTCGGAACTGCAGTGGCCGTTGCTGTCGAGTCTAATACAACTTGGACGATAGAATAGCATGGCGGAGCTGGTCAAGTCATGGAATGACGGAGGGTCGCTCACGGTTTCCTACGACGGAGACTGTGACGGCTCGGCTGTCTTCTCATCCGACAAGGCGGAAGGTCTCGACAGGGAGACCGTCGTGACCTTTGTCGACAGTTCTCGTTCTATTATAGTTGAAAGGATGGTGAAGCAGGAGGGTATGAGAGAGGTGTTCAATGGATCTGACGGTGCATTCATCCTTTCCGATGGTGGTACATTCAATGTGATGAAGAATGAGCTATAACAGCAAGTATTCCGGGGCTCAGGTCGAGGCACTTCTGGATTCTATCGGGGGATCGACCCCTGTCATCGACCACGGGACCGATGATGTGGTCCTTGAATTGACGGCCAATGCCCTCCACAAGTGGGGAAGCATTGGCGCATTATCCCTGTCGTTGCCCGAGGGTGATGGCGCATCGGTCAGCGAGTATCAGGTGGTCTTCACGGCCAGTTCGTCGGACTTCATGCTGTCACTCCCTGCTATTCTGCGATGGAGTCACGGTACGATGCCGACATTCACGGCAGGCCAGCAGTATGAGCTGAACATCAGAGATGGCCGGGTTCTGTGGTCGGTCTTCAATCCTCCGATGCCGGAGGGCGAGGAACTGGAGTATGTGCAGTCGGATGGCTCTGATTACGTCATGACGGATATATACATGAGTGACAAGATGTACGGCATGAGGTGTAAAGCAGCTCCGCTCTTTGCCAGCGGTCAGTCGAGCAACTATGCCATCATGGGCACCAGGCAGACGTCAGGATCTGCTGCTGCGACATCCTTCTTCATGTGGTTTCTTTCGGGTACTCAAGGACGCATGCTTTATTGGAATGGATCAGCCAAGGACGCATTCGGTTCATTTGCAAACGGTACAGCATATGAGGATGAATGGACTGGTGAGCAGAACAATGTCGCGTCAGACTATCCGCTTGTGGTGTTCGGAGGAAATAACGCAGGTACGCCGAGCTATAACAACAAGTTCAGATTCTATTTTGTGGAGTTGCTGGACAGCAATGGCAATGCGATAGTCAACCTCCGTCCATTCCGCAGAGCCTCGGATGGAGCAGTCGGCCTTCTTGACAAGGTGTCGGGTATCTTCTATCCTAGTGTTAACGGTAGCTTAATAGGTGTATGATATGAGTAGACGAAGAATGATGATGGGAGGTGGTATTGCATCAGCCGAGGAAGACATCTTCGCCAATTATCTGACCGTGCGTGCTTTGGTAGATGATTTTGACTTGTTTTTTTCCGGCGGCGATCTCGAATATTGCATCCATAGCGAAGGAGTGTGGAAGCCGTTACCGAATCAGATATTAACGCCTAGCATTAGTCAAGGTGATGCTATATCATTCCGCGCGAACCTCATTCCGACCACTTCGGGCATTGGTGTTTTCACGGTAAACGGGATGTTTGCCCTAGAAGGCAACTGCATGAGCATACTATATGGCGACGATGCGGCGTATTACACAAGCGTCCCGAGCTATGCTTTCTATAGACTATTTGGAGGATGTTGGTATCTGACCTCTGTGGCTCCATCTTTCCTTCCTGCTACCACCTTGTCGGAATCATGCTATCGCAACATGTTCGTAGACTGTCAGAGCTTGGAGACTGCTCCTGTACTTCCGTCAACGGTAATGGCTTCGAATTGCTACCGAGGCATGTTCTCCGGATGCTTCTCTCTTGTCAACGCTCCTGTACTTCCGGCAACCACATTGGCCACCTATTGCTATGCATGGATGTTTGAGAATTGTTCTAGCCTTGTTGATGCCCCAGCACTTCCGGCAACCACATTGGCCACTTATTGCTATAACTATATGTTCTACGGATGTACGAAGTTGTCAATGGCTCCGGCACTCCCAGCCTTGTCGCTGAAAGAGAGGTGCTACAACTTCATGTTCTATGGCTGTAGTAAACTATCTTATGTCAAGGCCATGTTCACTTCTTACCCTGGCACGACATATACTGGCCAATGGCTTTATGGTGTATCCGATAATGGAACTTTCGTAAAAAATTCGCTGGCATTGTGGAATGTATATGGCAGTTCAGGCATCCCTGCAACTTGGACGGTAGAAACAGCTAACAATTAGAATTTATGAAGAATTATATCAAGACAATCAACGGCCAGACGGTCATAAAGGCCCAGAGCCAAATCGTTATACGCAAGAACGGCATGCAGATAATCAACCCTTCTGAGGAGCTTATCCTCGCTGACGGATGGGTGGAGTATGTGCCTCCGACAATAGAGCCGGTACCTTATCGCCCATCAGAGAATGAGCTACTTCAGGAACTTATGAAGCAGGACTTCAATGCAAGGACGACGACAAGCAACGAAGATGCTCTCCACTATATGACCATCGTCTATCCATTCGAGCATTACCTTGGCAAGTCTCTCAATGCCGGACAGCTCGTCACACACCTTGACCGCATCTATCGTGTGCGACAGGATATTCCCATGGTACTGGATGACCAGTATCCATCAGTAGATACAGCAGCACTCTACGAAGTGATAGAGAAGGAGCATACGGGAGAGGCTGACGACCCTATCCCTTACCTCCCGCCGATGGAGATATTCGCGGGGAAATACTACACCCAGAATGAAGTGACCTATCTCTGCACAAGGGATTCGGGTACTGCATTGAATCATGACTTATCTGCGTTGTTAGGCTTATATGTTTCACAGTTATAAAAATTGATGTGTTATGAATCTACACCTGAACTTGACCCAAGACATCGGCCACGGAGTGACCATCATCTTCCTTTGCTGCACCCTCGTCATCATGGCCTGCCTCATTGACTTGTGGACGGGCATCGGGGCTGCAAGGAAGAATAAGGAGAAGATCCGTAGCCGGATACTTCGCAGGACCGTGACCAAGATCATCGACTATCTCCGTGTTGTGATCTTCGGGGTTCTCATAGACATCCTCGGCCTATGCTTTCCGTGGTATGCCATCCCTTACTGCGCGATAGTCGTGACCCTCGGCATCCTGCTTATCGAAGGCAAGAGCGTCATCGAGAACTACCAGAAGGCTCGGAGCCATGCTGCCGAAGTCGTGGACATGCTCCAGAAGATCGTGGAGTGTACGGATAATGATACCGCCGTCAGGATCATCGAAGCGATCAAGGCTGACGGCAAGTCTCGCAAGAAGGAGGGCAAGGACAATGGCTGACTTCATGACATACGCCACTCTTCTCCGCTCGCTGGAGAAGGGCATCAGTAACAATCCGCACGACCGTGGAGGATTCACGGTGGACGGTGTAACCCTTGCCACATTCCGGAGGTATTACGGTGAGCCGAGAACGGAGGAAGACCTGCGCAACATGACCCCTCCGCAGTGGCGGCATATCATGAAGACCGGCTACTGGGATGTGTGCAAGGCCGACAAGATCGAGGACCAGAAGCTCGCTGAGATCATCGTTGACTGGTGTGTGAACTCCGGAACTGCCAGGATCCGCAACGTCCAGGCTATTCTCGGTGTCCGTCCGGACGGAGCTGTCGGTCCGATCACGCTCGGCGCGATCAACGGAACTGACCGTGACGAGCTATACCGAAGGATAATGGAAGCGAGGATGGGCTGGTTTGAAAAGATCGTAAGGAATGACCCTACGCAAAAACGATTCCTCAAGGGGTGGCTGAACCGCTTGAAAAGACTGGAAGCTCATGAATAGGATGGCTATCATAATGCTGGCAGTCATGATGGTGTCATGCGCCGGCTCTCGTAAACTGACGGAGTTCCAGAAGGATTCCGTCATCGTTCATGTCCGTGATTCCGTGTTTCTGCATGATACCGTCATAATGTGGAAGATCCCGCCCGAATCCGGGGCGAATGTGTTGCCGGATAGTGACACTTCATTCTTGCAGACTGACCTCGCAGAATCGCGTGCATTCATCGAAAACGGAAGGCTTCATCATACACTACGAAACCGAAGCGAGGCGATTATTCCTATCGAGGTCAAGATCCCGGAACGCATCCGGACCGAGGAGAAGGGGCTGACCCGCTACCTCAAGACAGTCGAACGTGTCGAGGTCGAGAAGGAGCTGTCGAGGTGGCAGCGCTTTCTTCAGGGCCTCGGCTGGGCGGTACTTGTGGCTGGGGCGGCATGGCTTGCGTGGAAGCTGGCGAAGATTGCCAGATTATGACAACTTATGGCAGAGCAGCAGGTATATGAGTCAGCATTCCTTGATGAGATGGAAATGGCATGATATATGCCTATGAGATAGTAGGGATTCGACGTTCATAACAATTCACTATTTTTTCACCAACCCTGCACCATTATGGTGTGGGGTTTTCTTATACCTCACAAGTTGGATATATCGGTTCTCGTGTTTGGCTCGTGGCTTGCCATTACACATGAGTACACGCGTGTAGATGAAGTGTAATAAAAACGAACAAGACAAATGGAATCACAGAAGATTTATCTGGCCGGTAATTCCGGCAACGGAAGCCCGACAAGCGATATGCTGTGGGCTTCGATGATGAACAATGGCGGGTTCGGTGGCAACAACGGCCTGTGGTGGCTGTTCCTCCTTCTCTTTGCGAGGGGTGGATATGGCTTCGGCAATGATGGAAATCTCCAGTCACAGCTTGCCAACGACAAGGCTAACGACTGGGTGTTGCAGAGCCTTCAGGGCAACAGGGGTGCTATTGACAATCTCGCATCGACACTCAACTGCGACATTAAGGCCATTCAGTCGACACTCTGCGCTATCTCGTCACTCATTGAGAAGGTTGCAGGCAAGACCGAGCTGACGGCATCGCAGATTGTTAATGCCGTTCAGTCAGGCAACTCGCAGATCATGACCATGCTCGCGCAGTGCTGCTGCGACCTCAAGGGCATCATGTCCGAGGGATTCTCGACACTCGGCTACGCATTCCGTGACCAGACCTGTACATTGGAGAAAGCAATCGGCAATTCGACCGCGCAGATACTCGCAGGTCAGAAGGATGCCGAGATGCGTGAACTGAACCGCGAGATCGCTGCACTCCGTGAAGAAAAGCAGGACTTCAAGTTCAGTTCAATGCTCGGTGCATACATCGGCCCTCTCAAACAGGAGATCGCGGAAATCAAGTGCCATCTCCCGAAGACGGTCGTGATCCCTGCGAACGATGACTATGTACGCGTAGATCGTAGCATCAACGCTCCGTTCTGCAACAACTTAGCTTTTGGAGCAGGGTTCAACTTACCATTCCCGAATGGCGGAGGTTTCTTCGGTTAACGGATGGAGGGATGAGCTATGGCAGTATATCCTTACAATTATCTGAACAAGCGAGGCATCCCTGCGGTTCAGACAAGGGGAGTGACCGTAAACACGGATAACGTGGTATTCTCGTTTGCTGACCATGCCTTTGCAGGCATCCCGTTCACAGGGCTTGTGCTGGTGTATATCGCGCAGGACATCCCTGCAGGAGCTACTGGAACGCTTCCGGTGGTGTTCCAGACCAACGGAGCGGTGCAGGAGGTGACAGGCTATGGCGGTGATGCGGTGACGGTGGCCGACCTTGCTGGGACGGGAGTATATCTCGCGTTCTACGACAGGGCGAGCGGACTGCTCCAGCTTATGACAGGAATAGTATAATCATTAACAATGGATCGAAGTATGTTCAAAGATATGAAGCCGGGTCTGCAGATGCTGATACTTGACAAGTCAGCCAGCCCGATGAAGTGCCACACTGGCAAGGTTATCAAGGTGTCCCCGCCGAGGGTGGAGATGCAGAAGACTGACGGCCCGATCCCTTTCCCATCTTTCCAGATGCAGGACAGGGTAGTGGATCTGACGGTCGAGTATGATGGTAAGACGCAGACGTTCGTCGTGCCGGAGAACAGCAATGTCGCATATGGTGATTCCGTCACCATTGCATGCAACGAGGAACCGATAATCGGTGAGGTGAAGTCGCGGATGCGAGAAAGTGCCGACATCGTGGACAGCTATGAGTACCACAAGGCTAACATAGAGGAGTGTAGATCCATACTCGCGAGCCTCAGCCCTCAGTATGCGGACACGCAGAATCAGGACCGTCGGCTGTCAGCCCTTGAGGGTGACATCGGCGAGATCAAGGACATGCTTCGGTCATTCATGGAAAGGAGAAACGAAAATGTGGGATTTGATGAATCAGGAACGCGAATGGATGCGCGACGACTTCCAGCGCGACGACAGCAACAAGCTCCAGAAGGCGTATGACGAGGGCTACGAGGACGGATATCGCAAGGCGATGAAGGAAGTCCACAGCATGGGCAACCGAGGCGCATACGGTGAACGCGAAGGGTCTGAGGGATACCAGCGCAAGACGGATGACTACGGAGAAAGGCGTGGAGTTCCAGGCACAGGGCCTTACTCGAGAAGGCGATAATCATTCCGGGGGTGGGGCAGTAGAATACCCTGCCCCTTTATAATTGAAAATGATATGGATAGATTAGACCATTACGATGATATGCCGAGCGAGATGCGGGCGTATCTGCGGGCCTACGGATGGCACTTCAATAAGGCGTTGTGTGAGGATGCTGTGAAGAAGATGTCCGGCAGGGATGGCAAGCCCGTCCAGCCGACAAGCAAGGAGGATGTGGAGAAGCTGATGGAACAGCATGGCATCAAGCTCAAGAACAATGCCGGATATGATGCCGTGTATGTCTTCAACATGGCGATGGCAGATTATTACGGTTCATCCATTCTTGATAAGCAGCATATCGCAATGTTTGTCAAGGACTATCTGGATGATCCGGACGGGACTCCGACCCGTGCGTTGGATGAGTATGTCGGAAGGTGTATCGGAGCTGGAACGCCTATCATGTGGGAAGATGTGCTATGAAGATGTGCCGGCTATATATACCGCTTTACGACTGGAATGTTACAGCCTTCTTCGATGCTTGTGCGGAGGATGAGACTGTGATTCTTGACGAGCTGTGGTATATCTGCTGTCCGGAGCATACGATGGCGAGGGTGGAGCGTAATCTGAAGCGCGACAAGCTGGATACCGGATTCACCTATTCGAATCAGGTCCTTCGTGAGTCAGTCATGACCGTTGGCCGGGCAAGCAGCCCGAGGGAGTTTGCGAACTCCTATGCTCATGAACTTCGGCATCTGGTGGACGATATCGCTGTGGGGTCATTCCTTCCAATGCGTGGCGAAGGTGTCGGATACCTGACCGGAGAACTGACGTGGGAGTATTGGGAGGAGATTCACGACTTCCTTTGTTGCAGATGTCACGGGGAATGACTACCTTTGTCACGTCGGATGAATTCATACTCATCTTACTTGGTGTGCGAGGCGTTTGGAAGATGACTTCTGAACGCCTTTTTTTGCTGAAGTTTTACATATGTTTTACGGAACGATTACCTTTTCTTGAAGTATAACTATATGTAATAATCAATAAGTAATTGGTAATAAAGCTAATATGCGGGTATAGCTCAGTGGTAGAGCATCGGCTTCCCAAGCAAAGGATCATTCAAACGGCAAATCGCCATTGTACGCATGCGGATGCGTGATTCCCGTTTTTCTCCGATTCCCGGTATTGCATAATTATACACTTTTTGCGTATTTTTGCCCGAAATTGTTTTACATTTGTTTTACAAAAACACACCAAGGGGAAAGATGGCAATCACGGTAAATCATGTGGTCCTTCCACATCTTCGGAAGGATGACGGGACGAATCTCGTCCGCATACGCATAACGCACAACAGGAAATCGAAGTATCTCAAGACGAACATCACTGTGGAGCCGGCAGACTTCACACGCTCCGGCAGGCTGAAGAATCAGGGCAAGCTAGACATTGCGGATGACGAAGTCCGTGATATTCGCCGTATAGTGGACGCGATACCTACCTCGGCCACGGATGGGATGGACATCGATGATGTCGTCAGGTATGTCAAGGCAAAGCGTGCGGACGGTCAAGGCTTCCGGCTGGATTTCGCGAGTTATGGAATGAGGATGGCCGAAAGGATGAAGCCGGGTACAGGCAAGAACTACATCGTGGCCATGCGGTGCCTGGTGCGTTATTTCGGCCACAACCCCGACATCAGCGAAATCACCGTAAGGGCAATGCGTGGGTTTGAGGACTTTGTGAGGAATGAACCGAGGATGGTTCACCATTCCGGACGTGGTGTCGTGGCCGGAGAGGGTGTCAAGGGCAGGAGGGCCGTGTCCATGTACACGGGCATCGTCCGGACGGTTTACAGGCGTGCGCGAATGGAGTTCAATGACCCCGACCTCGGCATCATGCGCATTCCCGTTGACATCTTCGAGTATTATCAAGTTCCGAAGGATCCGGCTCCGGAACATCGTGACATCCCTGCGGAGACTATACAGATGCTGATAGACCAGCGGTCGGAGCTGGAAGGACGGGAACGTATGGCGGTGGATGCGTTCCTTCTCTCTTTCGGTCTCATGGGGATAAATGCCGCAGACCTTTATTCCTGCACTCGCAATAATGGCGGTGTCGTGGAGTATAACCGTCAGAAGACGTCCAGCAGACGCGGTGACGGGGCTCTGATGAGGGTAAGGATAGAGGAATGCGTCAAGGTCATATCGGATGAGTATAGAGGAAGGCAGACGGCCTTCTCGTTCTGCGAGAGGTATTCATCGCAGGGTGTGTTCGTGACAGCTCTGAACAAGGGCCTGAGGGCGTGGTGCGAGCGGAACGACCATGATGTGTTCACGTTTTATTCGGCGAGGCATACATGGGCGACGTTGGCGAGGTCGAAGCGCTGCGGGATCGACAAGGCTACGGTGAGCGAATGCCTCTGCCACGTTGACGGGTCATCAAGGGTTGATGATATATATATCCGCAAGGACTGGGAGGTGCTTTGGGATGCTAATGCGAAGGTCCTGTCGTTGTTTCGTTGGTAATGGCATGGGGTTTGTCATGAGTGTTGCCGTAAACAATAATCAAATAGTGTATGATGAGCAGTTATATTGGCGGTCCGGACATGACCGTATTCAAGAGCAAGGCAGGGGCGATGTCGTTCGCGATTCTGATGAACACGACCATCAGGGATGATTCTCGCAGGGTGATCGACTATGATGAGACGCAGAAGCTGTTCGACTTCATCTGCGCGAGCGTGAACCTTCCGGACGTGGAGCGTGACGCGATGGGCGACATGGTTGATGCTCTGAAGGAGGCTCGCAAGGATAGTCCGGCAGCGTAATGGAGTCCAGTTGGAGTCCTAGAAGAAAGGAGGGTTGATGCCCTCCTTTTTTATTCTTCCTCCTTGATTATTCCCTTGTGTATCAGTTCAAGTTTCTGCCTCTTGCGAATCAGGGCGATGTCCTCGAAGGCGTTACCCAAGCTCTTGAACAGGACTCCTACTGCAAGAATAGCCAGTGACGAGAACAAGGTAGTGATGAAGGCTTCAAGGTCTTCGATGACTGCGAATGAACCGGCAAATCCCACGATTGCCGCTATCTTCAGGATGATCGACATTGTTTTCATAGTGCATAGTTGTTTTGATAGGTCAGCCATTCCTCGACGAGTGGATGGAGTTCCTCGTTATACATAATTATACAAATTTTGTTAAATTATTACAGTGATTGTGTAATTTGGCACACGTTGTGAAATGTCGGGGGTAACGAACAATCCAAAGGACATGAACGAGTTATACCTCCCCATCCCCAAGGCATTTATGCAGAACGAAATCCATCTGCTCCTGCGCCTTGCTTGTCTGCTTCATGGCAAGTGTGAGCTGTTCATCCTTCGACACAAGAAGGGTAAGGATTCGGTCATCATTTGACGTTGCAGTGCTGTTATTGATAGCAGTCGCATTATTACTTCCCTGAACCTGCGTTACCGGTCCGTAGGTTTCTCCGTAGAAGAAGGACAGGGGTTTCCCCATTGCCTTCGCAATATCTTCAAGCAGTCCAGTTCTTATGTCATCGTGCCTCAAGAGAGACAATAAATTCGGCTGCGCTACTCCAATAAGTTTTGCAATCTGATTAACAGAATATCCCTCAGAAATTATGAGGTCTTGTACATGTTTGCCTGTCATGATACGATTTTGATATAAATTATATTAAAAAAGTATGGAAATATTTGCAGGTTATATTAAAACAATATATATTTGCAAACACAAACACATACCAAAGACAAAAGTAATAATTTTTTAAAAGAATGAAAACAATGGAAAAGACAAGAAGAACAGTAATCATTGAGGCATTAGGCGTTACGACAGGAAGATGGTACGAAGCAGAAAGAATATCTGGACTGACGATGAATCAGGCACTGATGCACACACGCAGAGCATATAAGGAATATGACGAGGATGGCGTGAAAGTGACTATACTTTAACACGGGAGGACAATCGTTCCTCCCACAAAATAGGAGAAGGATATGACAGAGAAGGTAACAAACGTGAGAGGGACGATGAATGCCCTACCAGAGCAGGCAAGCGTGATGTTCACGATGAACGAGGCGAAGGACTCATACATCAGGCACACCGCCAGCAAGCTCAAGAGAGATACTGGAAAGGAGTTCACGGTGAACTACCAGAAGGGAGTCGGGACAAAAGTGACACGAATAGCATAACGAATAATGGACACAATCACACTCACAACGCAGATGCTTAACGACATCATCAGGACTGCCGTATCGCAGGGCATTCGTGACTACGAAGCCAGCAAGGGCGGTGAGGTGTCATTCCGCAAGGGTGTGCAGTTGTATGGCCAGTGGTTCGTTGATGCGGTGGACAAGGGGCTTATCCGTGGCCTTAGAAGGGGCGCAAAGAGCAACAGTAAGATAACCTACCAAGTGAAGGACATCGAGGCTCTGAGGGCAAAGGAAATAGCGGAAACAAGCAAGATAATCAACTACACCAAGTAAAAGATAAGAACCATGTACACAAAGAGACTTCACACGATCATCTGGACAGCGATAGCGACTGCCGTAGCAGTAGGAGCTGTCATGCAGAATCCCGACCACCTTTTCACGGCAGCCATCATCTTCGCATTCGCTATCGAATGCGGACCAAGCGAGAAGGAGGATGTACGATGAGCTGTTCGGTATGCGCAGGCTATTCATCTCACAACTGCCCGGTATGCAGTGAGGAGGAAAGGATGGTCGAATGCCCGGACTGCGGAGGAATGGGAAGGCTCCCGTATCTCGCCTATGACATGAGGACCGGCAGGGTTCTTCCTGTGACGGAGACCACATGGCTGATGCTTCCAGAAGACAAGACCGAAGCCGAATCCCGCAGGATGCATTCGTTCAAGTACGGTGACGGAGGGTGTGAATGCCCTACATGCAGGGGCGTGGGAGAGATCCCGGAAGAATATTGAGATAATCGGAGGCAGTTATATAAACCGTTGTATTTTCATTCTTGTTAAGTGCCGGGGTAGCCTCCGCCCCACCTAAACGGCAGGTGCAGATGCTGATACCATAATTTCGTAAGGTTTAACATGTTCGGTTATTTTATGCGAGGGAGGCTGCACACTCCCGAAAAATACGGTCAGGAAGGCCCGGAATGATAATAGGCTCCGGGGGAAGTGTAATGACGCAGTAATGCGGTTATTCTGATAGCTGGGACGCCTGTGCGGGGAGGATTACCCCGCCTGACCGCCACAAACGCAGCGATGCGCAGTTCGTTTCATTCATAGTAATGTGGTTAAACAATTTTAGTACACAAAGGCCGGAAGAGTTCTTACCAAGTTGCTGACGAGTCCCCGGTCGCAGAGTCAGCAACGCGCTAATCCACCGCCGTGAGGCGTTACAGAAACACAAGGCAATTAGTTTTAGTTGTTTTAACAAGTCAACAGGGGTGCAAGCGCACCCCACCTGCCCGGAAAGCTGCTGGAGCA